GGTACAGGGTTTTCTTCGTTAACACCTAGTTCGCTAACGATAGCTTTTTCAGAGACAAACTTTCCGTCATCATCTCTTTTTCTACTGGACTTCTTGCTGGGCATTTGGTTCCTCCGTTGGTAATTGTTGTGAAGCATCAGCTAGTTTTTTAGGATCAACTAAAGGTGAACCTAAAGCAGCAGGTCCAAGACTTTGAATAAGCTGCTGTTGTTGTGCAGCTTCTTGCTCTGCTTGGATTTGTTCTTGTGTTTTTACTAGGTTAGCAGTATCTATGCCGATACTGGTAGCTAGTCTTTTTACCGCTTCGTCTACGTTAACGTACTGTCTCATCACATCTGGTCCTAAAGCTTGAGCTACAGTACCGATAAACTCTATCAATTTGTTCCTATCATTACCCCTACCAAGTCCTTGAAGTCCTGTTACTATCTTAGGTTTGACCAGTTCATCAGGTAGCTTTGGAACCTTGCCCTGTCTTACCAATAAGTGCATACGTCTTCTTAAATATGGTAGTTGAAACTCTTGAGTCAAAATACTATAGATACCACCAAGACTATTCTCTAGTTCTTGTGCCATAAGATTTATCTCGGCTGCTGTTACTCTTTCTGCGTCACGCTGTACTGATCTTGCCATTAAGAAAGCAAACTCAAGTCTTGCTTCTATTCTTTGTATTGCACTAAAAGCAACAGAGAAGTCTGCACTTTTTCCAACTTGCATGACACTTATATCTGCTGCGGTTCCTTCTCGCACAGCACCATTCGGTGCTTTGCTTATGGTCGCTGCCCTTGTGACCCCATTCGGATTGACCAGAAAAAGCGTCTTCGCACTAGCAGCAGCCCCTTCAATTATTGCTTGCATCAAAGACTCAAGACTAATCAAGTCTCCTCTGTATTCTTCAACATAACCTCTACCATAATCTTCACCATCAACTCTAATAAATCTAAGAGGTAGCCAAGGTGTTACATCTACTCTTGATCTACCATCTGTATTTGGTATCTTCTCTCCCTTACATTCTTGAAACCAAAAGACATCATCATTAATTCTTTTTATATGCGTATATATATCAAGGTCATCTGTCATTGTCTTAGCGTCATAGTTCTCTTTCTTTTTAATCTGTTCTAAGAAAGCAGCAGGTAAGGCTTGTGGGTGTATTGTTTCTTTAGTCAGTATTTCTAATACATTACCTACTTCATCACGCTTACAAACAAACTTAGATAATGGAAATACTTTAAGACCTGCATCTGTTAGATATAACAAAACATTACCTGATACGACTAGATGCTTGATAGCTTCAAACATGGCAACCCTATCATTAGAAATTTCTATCTGATTCATCAAAGCATTTTCTATTGTGCGTAGTCCTTTATCTATCTCACTCTGCATTTGTTCTTGCCCTTGCTTTCTTATCTCAAGAGCATCTATTTCTAATTTAAAAAATGCTGTACTTGGTGGCAGCAAAGTCATTAATAATTTATTAGACAAGCTGTTCACACCACGACTACCAGTAGCTTGGAAAGGTGTTTTAATTCTTGCTCTTGTACCTGATGTCTGTTCTGGTATCAAGCTAGGTATCGTTAGTTTTGAAGATTCTTTTGCTTCTCTATCATAAACAGACCTACTACCAACAAGTGCTTCATACCTACCTGCTGCGGTTGTGCCTTGTGCCGAGTATTCCATATTAAGTTGGATAGTTTAAATCTCCACCTTTACCACCATCAAGCAATGGTATTTGTAATGATTTAGTTCCAGCTTTTCTACCCATAGCAATTTTTGTATCAGATTTCTTTTTCTTCTGTTGCTTACCAACAACAACTGCATCAGCAGTTTCTTCTATAGGAGAATCAACTGGTTCGGGTGCAGGTGCAGGTGGGGGTGATGGTCGTGATCCAAAACACATGGCAGGTTTATATTATTTTTTCCTTATACTAGCATGAACTAAATTAAAGTCTTCTTTTTAGTTTGCGTTAGCTTTTGTGCTGTAGCAATAGTTGGGTTAGAAAAGTTTTTAGTTTGTTTTTGTTTTTTAATTTTTAAAGTTTCTGCTGCTGTATCTTTTTTCTTGGTATCTTCAAGACCTTCTTGTTCTCCTGTTATTACAACAGGGTCATTCTTACTTTGATACTTTGCAACTCTTGGTTGAGTACTACCACCGCCACCAAAACACATAGCTAGTTCTCCAAGACTCTGTTAGTTAACATGGTTTCTTTTTGTCTTAGTTGCTGTTCGATTAGATAGTCAACAACAGACCTTTGCCCTGCACGATACCACACTTCACGATCTGATAGCGATAGGTCTGGGTGTCTGTTAGGAAATACAGCATCTAAAGCTTGTATAAGTTCGTCAGTAATTACAGGTAAAGGCACAAAAATTAAAGAGCTATATCTATATTATATGTTAGTCTGTAGATAGCAAGGAGTGGTTACCTTGTTGCAACGCT